GGCTTATTATGATGCAAATGAATCTGACTTATGCCAGTCATAATCAATAATTATTTTGTTACCTGCATAAGTACGAGCAGTACCAAAATCTATAATGTCACGAGTTTCTTCAAGTTGATAGATTTTAATATTGTGAAAATATGGAAGGAGGAAGTCTGTTCCGTCAAAGGTGACCTTATTGTGGACTATGCCATCTACTGTTACTGTGCCACTAGCCTTAGATGCAATCCAAATATTTAGATCTTTTGCTGAATCATCTCCATTGTCAAGAAGATCTTGAATCTCTTGTGTTAGCTCTATAAGGTTTACTACTGCTGTCTCTGTTAGTGCATAGAAGTAGTAAAGTAGTTGTTCACACTTAATGTATGGGAATGGTGTTCTACGCATCTTAAACATTCTATCAAATACCGCTGCTTGCCCCTGGAATTGATATCTTGAAGTACCGCCAGATGTAAGAATATCTAAGCTAAAACTTTCTGCAATACTAAAGTCGCTTGGGTATGTTGGGAACATTGGAACTGCCCCAAAGCCTCTACCTGCAAGTTTTTCCTGTAGGTATTTGTTAATAAAAATTGGTGGGTAATATATTGCCATTATCGTTGAGCTCCTAAGTTTGCTACCCAAGTATATCCTGTTGAAATTCCTACTGCCTTACCGCCACGCTTTCCTGCAGATAGGTTTTTTGCAAAGACTGTTGGGTTTTTTAAATAGTCCATGACTCCACTAATTCTTAAAAACGCTTGTGAAAAATAGTTATTGAAGAATGAGTCAAAGGTTTTATTAAAACCACCCCTAGCCTGAACGCCACCTGGATTTTCAATAACTACTGGACCTTTGGTAAAGACTTCCTCTCCATTGTCCGTAAATGCCAACACAGAGGCTCTACGAGGCGTAATGGTAACAGGAATGCCATTCTCCATAATTGTTGCTTTATTGTAGAATGGAACATTTGAGCCATCTCTGATTGAGGTTGACTGTCTAAACGTAGACTTTATAGATAATCCAACGCCAGAAATAGTATAGTCAATGTCGAACAGTCTTCCGCTGGGGCTACCGTTTTGATTCCACTCATACATGTGCTGTAGTAGTGCTGGATTAGTTCTAGCACTAGAGTCTATGTATTGCTTTAAAAGTTTAATTGCATCTGTGCCTATGGCAGTAAGAATGTGGTTCCTTCCACGCTTTACGCCTTCTGTAAATCCAACAGCGTACTGAATCATATTGTTCATTTCTTTTAAGAATAAAGTGTCATTGATCTTTGCTCTCATTATACGTCTGCCCCCTGGTTTTCGGAACGGCGTAGAACTACTTTGTAGTATTCTGTTGTTCCAAACGGATTAACGAAAGGAGCGTGTGTAGCAATTTCAAAAAGTGTTGACTTACCATTTCTTGGTCCAGATGTTTCGACATAGATTGGGTTATCAAACTTGTCTCGTATATTTGTTATAACAACATTTGTTGCTGCATTCTTTGCATCAACACTGGAGATACGAATATCTTTTTTGACTCTTCCAAGAAGCAGCATGTCAGTCTTGATGTCTGGGTCTGGCTTAATGTCTTCTTTATATGAAACCCCAGCTTCGTTAAATGAACAAACAACTGTTTTGTCTAGAACCCAAGTCTTTGTAACATTGCCGTAAGCAGTTGTTTCAGTAATTGGGTAGTATACATCTGCCATCATGGGGAACATAAAATCGGGGGTTTCGCAAATAGACATTAGAGCACCCCTAGTCTTGTAATAGACTTAGCATACTTAGAAAGTATCTTGTCTACAAGAATATTACCTGTTCCTTCGAATGACTGCTTGTCGAACTGTAACTTGTACTGGTCAGTGTTGTATGCTGTAACATATCGCTTGTAGTAGTCTAGCTGACCGCACTCAATGTCTGTGATCAGGAGGCTGACGGCACGAGCAATGTCTGATGGCACTGCTGTGTATCCAGACTCTACAATAACTCTATAGTCATATGTCTTGGGAAAGCCACCCCATATGCCAAAGTTTAGGTCTAGATAGTCTGTGCTTCCAGCAGGAAGAATAAGGTCTGCACTCTCACTTCTATTCAGTTCTCCTGTATAGGTTTGAGTTATAGCAGTCTTATCTTTTGTAATCTCAAAGTTACGTACATATGCTGTTGGATTGGTTGCATCGTAAACTAAAACGTTGTTTTCATATACCTGCAAAATTTTCTTTGCATCTACCCATAGTGGCAGGTAGTCTGCTCCAAGACCAGTAGTCTCGAAAGTTGTTTTCTTGTAGTAAAATCCTTGTGGAATAACAGAGTCAATGATTGCTCTTGCTAATTCTTCGTTCAAGGTTTTTGTAGCTATGTCAGAGGCTGTCTCTGCTAGTGTGTTTGGGTCCAAATATGGTCTGCGAACCTGATAGGTGTCGTCGTGAATGATATCCCCTGACGCATCTGTAATTACAACTCTATAGTCTGAGTCATACTTTCCTGATAGCGTGATTGTCCACACATACGCTGCATTGTCTGTTACAGTCTGTGTGGTGGAAGAAAGGTCTGCCAAATCAGTTATGGTTGCTGTAAACTGTTCGTTAGAAACGTATGCAGCAGGGATTGTAAACTTAACCTCCACATTCTGATATGGCAGTAGCCTTAATTTTTCCATTAAATTCCGTACTCCTCTGCAACCTCTTCTGGGGTTGCGGTACGCACGTGATCTCGCTTAAGCCATTGTTCAGCCTTGTCTTCGTCAACGATGTTGTACCCTTTAGTTATCTTTCCTATACCCTCTACTAGAACATTTCGTGTAGAGAATAGTGCTACAGTTTTAACCTTAGTTTTTTTAGGCTCCGTTGCCTTTACCTTTGGTGATCTATCTGCAGGTCCTGAGCCAATAGCTCCATTTGCTGTTGTTGTAACAGCCCCAGTTTTTTTACCACCTTTTGCATTTGTGCGAGATGATCCAATGACATTCTCTGCATCTGTTTCTGGTATACCCTTAGACTTTTGTTTTAAGTTTGTGAATGATTCTTCTAATGTTGCTGCAACATCTTCGATTACTTCTGACACTTCTTCTACAATCTCTTCGACTGTTTCGATAATTGTTTCGTTTGACATTTGAAACCTCCTGTAATAATTATATCAGATAGTAAGAGAGGTAGGGACCGAAATCCCTACCTCCCCTAAGAGCTAAACTCAAATTATGAAGATGAGTCCTGGCTGTCGCTGTCAACCCAAGCTACAGCGTCTTCCTCTTCCCACTGAAGTCCGAAACGAACGAATACGGTGTATTCGATTGTGTCTTTCTTAGCAACGTATTCACGGTTTACAGTGATGTCTCGCTGGAAACCCCAAATGCGGTTTGAAGGGAATGTGAGGTCGATGTAGTTGTCTGGGTAGTAAGGAACTTCCATTACTGGAATACCTAGTACACGAGTACCACGAGCCTCTCCTAGAACCTGGTCAGTACCTGCAAGGTATGCATTACGGTACTGCTCGGTCCAGATGTTGTTAGCGGCTGTACCATTTTGCTTAACGATGTCAGCAAATGTGTCAGTGCTTGCATAGAACTTAAGACCGTTCTTGAGAGCACGATACTTTCTTGGTAGAGCAGCAATGACACCCTGAAGAACTTCTGGAGTCCACGCACCGCTTGTAACGGTTGCAGAATACTCGTGAGCATCTCCACCGAAACGAACCTTGCGAACGAATCCTTCCATAATGTTAAGGAAGGAGTTTCCTCCAGTACCTGTACCATTGATGGCAAGATCTTCAATGTCATTTGCGAATGCGTTGGTCATTAGACGAACAAGGTGGTCCTCAAGGGCTGCACCTTCAATGTTGTCTTCCAATGCCTCAGCAGAAACTTCCCAGTCAAGGCGAAGCTTCTTTGTTGTTAGTTCAACCTTAGCAAAGGTTGCACCTGCGTTTGTGTATGTAGCGTCAGCCTGGTTTGCAGCACGAATAACTCGTTCTCCAACGTTGACCTTTTCGAGTTCCATTGTATTGGCTCTCATTGTGACTCTACGACCATCTTTGGCGAGAACAGTACCGTCCCAAACATAGTCAATAAATCTACGAGCTTGTTCAGGACGTAGAATACCACTACCTGCATCACCCGAAGGATTTACTGCGTTTGGTCCAGTTGTTACACCAAACTGTGCGGTGGGAATGTTACCAAGTGTATCTGCACCTGGGTTTGATACGCCACCAATTCCTCCAGATGCGAATGCACCTTCGCCATTTACTTCGTTGGCTCCTGCACCTGGATAGTTTTTAATAATCTCTTCCGACATTTTGTCACCTCCTAAGTGATTTTTTATTTGAATAGATCGGCAGTTTTGAGGAAACGTCCGTCCCATAGGGATTTTTCAACCTTGTCTGGTTGAAGTTCCTGTACGATCTCGCCTAGATCGCCAGATTTGCGGAAAGCGGTATCGGCTTCAACAGCGTCAACTCTCTTTCCAAACTCGTTAAACTCGCCCTTGGCTTCTGTTACCTCGTTTTTTACAGAGTCAATAGACTTGCTTAGTTGTGCAATTTGCTCGGCTTGTGCCTGAACAACTGCGGTTAGATCGCTAAAGGCTTTTGTAACGGTATCCTTGATTTCAGCAACTGCGTCTACAAGAACCTCGTCTGACTTGGATACTGAATCAGCCTTCTCAGCAACGTCTTCATCAGCAACAACCTCTTCAGTTGCCACCTCTTCAGTTACCTCTTCTGCTACTTCAACATCTGCCTCTGGAGCGACCTCTGCTTCAACAGCGACTTCTTCTACTGTCTCAGCGACTGTTTCATTTACTTCATCAGTCATAGGACTTACCTCCTTAGTTATCTTAGAAGTATTAATGCCTTTAGCACTATCTACTAAGAACTTTACCATTTCTGGTTTTTCTGCATCTGACTTTTCTACAAAGCCGATGTTTTTCATTGCAGCACCACTAGTTGGGCTGACTTCTGAATCATTTTCTGAAAGCATGACGATTCCATTTACATCGTCCCAGAATACATTTTCAATCTCTAGATCCACGTCGTCTCCTTTGATTACGTCTACGCCATCTACCTTTTCGACAGATAGAACA